ACCAGCTCACCGTCCTCAATGGTTTTAACAGCCTTGCGGTGATTCCAGAACACCTTGCCAATATAATGCTCATTTGAGCGCATTTTTTTGAGCGATTCTGCGTGCCATCGTCCACCTCTGGAAGTTGGGATAGCCAGCTCGTTCAATTTGGCAGCGATGCGGTGTGAGCCGTAGCCGTCGCGATACATCTCAAATATCATGCGGACAACCTTTGCCTGCTCCGGGTTAGGTGTCAGCGTGTGGCACTTTCGGTTACCTTCCTTCACTACGATTTTATCGTAGCCATAGGGCGGGTGGTTTCCAATGTAGTCTCCGCGTTCCACGGCAAGCTCTCTGCCTCGGCGCATAATCTTCTTGGAATACTCCAGATATTCGTTGCCTCGCTTCAGCTCTCTTTCGAATGCGTCTCTGTCGTGATCGTCGCGCAGGTCATAGGTATAGGTCAGCGTAATAACAATGGTATTGGTATAGCGCAGGATCTTCACCAAACGACCGATGTCCTCCAAATCGCCACGGCTTAAACGCTGTGGCTCAACGCAGAGAATAGCTTTGATTTTTGGAGACTCAACGCGGCGCAGCAGCTCTTTCATTTTCGGCCGGCTGTCGATGGTCTCGCCGGAGACGACCTCTCTATATCGGTTTTCCTCCGGGATTTTGCCAATGTCGGGCAGATTGCGTTCCACCCAGCTATCCAGCATTTGCTCGTGCTTCGCCAGAGTTTCCTCGACTGTTAAGTTGGGGTCATCGGATTGCGACTTTCTTAAATAGTCGAGTAACTCGTCCGATGCCAATGGTGGTAATACATACATGATGCTCACTCCTTTGATGTAGACTCCTGCCCATGATTGCTCTACATGGGCAGGGTTTGACAAAATGCGACTATGTAGTCGTGGTAGACTATGTCCAGTTTAATGGACTTCCAATCGTTTACTATTGAGCCAATGAAACACACGTTCTACAATTTGTGTAAGGGGGTGCTGCGCATGACAGCAGAAGAGAAATTTGCAATGCTGACTCCAGAAAATAAGGAGCTGATTATTCAGCAGATTGAGACCTTAAAAGTGAGTCAATCAGAGAGTCAATCATCGCCCGATTCTCTGGAGTAAGATCGTAATATCCCAAGCCCCGTAGCCCGTCGGCCTTTTGGTCGGCGGGTTTTTTCGTTTCTTCGTATCCTCGCAACCAATCTACGGTCACATTGTGCTTTTGCGAGATCTCGTACAGGTAGTTCTTATAAGAGTCGCTTCTGCCTGCGATCCAATCGGAGACGATCTCTCCGCTTTTGAATCCAATGCTCACAGCAAACTTCTTCTTTTCTCCGTGTACAAAATCACCGTTTGGCTTTTTTGGTATCAGCGACAGTATGCGCTCCAACATAATATCCAAACAGACACCTCCTTTTTTGTGCAAAACATGGAAAACAGATAAATATACGTTTTCCTATTGCAAAACAGATAAACATGAGGTATCATACAAACAGTCCTACGAAGGGCGCAAACAACGAACCCCTCATGAGAGCGGTGTTTATATGAAGTGTAGCAACATCATTGTAACACCGCCCACATGAGGAGTCAATATGAAAACTCATATTTTGTGAGGATTCAAAACTCATGTGTAGAAAGGGTTTGGTGAGAATTTGAACATTCGAATGTATCGAGAAGCGGCTGGCTTGCGACAGAGTGATCTCGCAAAGAAACTGGACGTGGATCAGACGGCGGTAAGCAACTGGGAGCTGGGGAAGACCAGACCCTTACGCAAATACCACAAGAAGCTGGCACGGCTTCTTGGATGCACCGTCGAGCAGCTCCTTGACTCCGATGCGGAGGAAGGGTAACGGAGCATATCGGACAAACCGAGGCTCATATCCTCGTAAGACGGAGGGGATCGCATGAAGAATATCGTGAGAGTGCATCGCCCCACGCTGACGGCGGAGGAGCGAGACGCACAGATGAAACTGATTGCCGATGCAGCTGCACGACTTGTGGTGGCAGCGGCGCAGGCAAAGAGAGAGGGTAGCGCATGAAACGGATCTGCCACAAGTGCGGTCTGGATTGGAACGTGAGTGTGCTTGCCAAAAGCGAGCGCAAGTACATCTGCCCCAAGTGTGAACGGAAACAGAAGAAGGAGGAACGAGCATGGCATATCTCAACCGGGACAGATTCGAACCGCCGGACTGCGACGCGGTAGCGGAGTTCCATTGTCCCGTGTGCGGCGAGGAGCTGCAATGGAACGACAGGGTATACGAAGCACCCAGCGGCGATGTTGTTGGCTGCTGCAAGTGCCTGTGGGAAAAAGATGCGGAGGATGCACTATGACAACGAGCGAGAGAATGACCGACCACAAGATGCGCAGGATGCGCCACATCATCGCAGCACAGCAGAACGCGATCGTTTCGCTGCTGTTTATCATCCTCTGCGCGATGGTAGCAATCGCAATTCTGGCGGGAGCAATGGTTAAGGCCAACGCAGCCGAAGAAGAGCCCACTCCCGCTCCTGTTGTGGAGGCGGATGAGAAAGTAGTATACCCCCCGGAAGCAAAAGCCGTAGAAATGCCCGAAATCGCCGTACAAGAAACTGTTATCGAAACCGGAACAGTTATGGCGATCAAGGCAACAGCCTACTGCCCCTGCGAGAAGTGCTGTGGTGAGTGGGCGGACGGCATCACCTACACCGGCACTACGGCAAAAGAGGGACGGACCATTGCGGTCGATCCCAAGGTTATCCCTCTGGGCAGCCGAGTGGTAATCAACGGCAACGAGTATATTGCCGAGGACATCGGCGGAGCTATCAAGGGCAACCGCATAGATGTATTTTTTGCGACACACACCGCAGCTTTGGAGTTCGGTGTGCAGAATATCGAAGCAACCGTATTTGAATGAAAGGAAGAATCATCATGAAGAAGAGCGAAATGTACAAGATGGCTGCGCTGTGCGTGATGGACAGCGCGTATGATGCCGAAGATCGGCTGGAGGTGCTGGCTATGTTGCTTGACAACTTGAGCACCGCTGTGTGGATCGAGGAGGAGGGAAAGAAGCAGATGGAGAAGGAGGTGCAGGCATGAGACTGACCCCTGCCAGCCGCGAGGAAGTTCGCGGTCACTATAGAAGATCCGAAAACCTGAAGCTCCTTGACGAGTTCGCTAACAGCGGCATGGATTGTGCCAAGATCGAGGACTTGGGCGAGCGTGATGCTTGCCAGATTGCCGGTTCTCTCCGCAACAGCGTAAAGCGCTACGGCTTTAACAGCATCGTGATCGCTGCGAGAGACGGCGTGGTGTATCTGCTCAAGAAGGAGGATGCATGATGAACATCTATCAGAAGATGGCGGCAATCACCGCAGAGCTTGGCACGGTTGCCAAGAACCTGATGGTGGAGACCGGCAGAGGCAAGGGCTACAAGGCTGTGAGCGAGCGAGACATCATCGATGCCGTGAAGCCCATTGAGGAGAAGCACGGCGTATACTCCTACCCCTGCGACAGAACGGTGCTGGAGAGCCATATGCTTGAGAGTGAGAGCGAGTATAACGGCAAGGTGACGAAGAAAACCACCTTCTTCACCCGTGTGCAGACCATCTACCGCTTTGTCAATGTAGATGACCCCAACGAGTTTATTGAGACTGTTACCTTTGCAGAGGGCATCGACACACAGGACAAGGGTAGCGGCAAGGCAATGACCTATGCTGACAAGTACGCGCTGATGAAGGCTTACAAAATCAGCACCGGCGATGATCCCGACCAGACCGCAAGCGCCGAGGTTGACTACAAGGTGTCTACCGTCCCCGAGTATCGTTCCCCCGTAAAGGCTGCTTACTCCACGGCGCGTGGTCCTCAATGCTCTGTCTGCACCGATGACATCAGCCCCGCAGAGCACGACTATTCCGTGAAGCATTGGGGCAAGCCTCTGTGCCGTAAGTGCCAGAAAACGGAGCCCAAAAAATGAAAACGCCCATTGACATTGTTAAGGGCAAGATCGTTGGCTATGACGATAAGCGGCAGGAAGTGCTGATCCGCGCACCGTATGACGATTGGTACACGCTGACGAAGCGGGAATACAAGAGCTGCCTCGTTCAGCTGGTGGACAACAGGCCGCTATCGGACAAGCAGCGGAAGATGTGCTATGCGCTGTTGCGTGAGATCAGCGAGTACACCGGACAGGGGATAGACCCAACGAAGGAATGGATGAAGATCAAGTTCATGACCGAGGATTTGGAGCAGACGGCGGACAAGCTGTTCTCTCTGTCCAACGCACCTATGAGCTTGGTGTGTGCGTTCCAGCGGTATCTCATCCGCTTCATACTGGAGTGGGATATCCCTTGCCGGTTTAGCCTACTGGAGTATGCGGACGATGTGGCGGACTACATCTACCATTGCTTGGTTACGAAGCATTGCTGCATCTGCGGTATGCCAACCGACTTGCACCATGTAGACAGAATCGGCATGGGACGCAACAGAAACGATGTTATTCACGAAGGGCTGGAAGTATTGCCCCTGTGCAGAGAACACCACACAGAGGCTCATACGATGCCCGACAGCGAGTTTTTTGAGAAGTACCATATTCCCGGCGGTGTGGTCATGGATAAGACCCTGTGCCGGATGTATGGGCTGAAAGTGAGGAAAAAAGCATGACATACAAGTTAGGAAGCCTATTTGACGGAAGCGGCGGCTTCCCCTTGGCTGGCAGCCTGTGCGGCATTGAACCTGCATGGGCAAGCGAGGTTGAGCCGTACCCTATCGCTGTGACACGCACCCGCTTCCCCAAGATGAAGCACCTGGGTGACATCAGCAAAATCAACGGTGCAGAGGTTGAGCCCGTTGACATCATCACCTTCGGCAGTCCTTGTCAGGACCTGTCTGTGGCAGGCAAGAGAGCGGGCTTGAAGCACGAAGCCAACGGTGATGAAGAAACCACACGAAGCGGACTCTTCATGGAAGCGGTCCGTATCATCAAAGAAATGAGGAGAGCAACAAATGGAAGATATCCGTCTTTCGCCCTGTGGGAAAATGTCCCCGGAGCCTTCAGCAGTAACAAAGGAGAAGACTTCCGCATCGTCTGCGAAGAGCTCATCAAAATCGTCGAGCCGACAGCCGTTATGCCTGGTGTTCCGAAGAACGGATGGCCCTATGCAGACAGTTACTGCGGAGACGGATGGAGCCTTGCGTACCGAGTTTTTGATGCTCAATACTGGGGAGTCCCCCAGCGTCGCCGTAGAATCCACCTTGTCCTCGATCTTAGAGGCAAACGCGCACGAGAAGTATTATTTGAGCGCGAAGGCGTGCGAGGGTATTTTGCGAAGAGCGGAACGCCGTGGCAAGCAGCTCCCCGCAATGCTGAAAACAGCGTTGGAGCAGATGATTGCGAGAGCGGTGTAGCCTATACCCTCAAGATTCGCTCCGGCTGTGAGGGCGGTGGCAAAGGTGCTTTGGTGCAGACGGACAAGAGCGCAACACTTGCGACAAACAATGACCAGTATCTGTTCCAGCCTGTACACACTGGCATCATCGACAACATCGGCGGCCAAGCCGAGTATGGCTATGAATCCAAGGTGAATGGCACTTTGAGGTCGGCGGCAACAGGCGCAATCTTTTATGCCATCGAAAACCATCCCGCCGACAGTCGAGTGAACATCGACGAGAGTGGAAAGGTGCAGACCCTTACAAGCCGCATGGGTACTGGTGGCGGCAATGTGCCGATGATTATGGAGCCTGTGCTTGCATCTGGAAACGATGTGTCCGGTTGTCTCATGGCAAGCGGTTACGAGAAACTTGGCGCACAGGAGATGTTCAGCGGCGACTACACCGTGATTGAACCCAAAACTGTTGCAATCGAGGGCAACGGATCTCGCCCCTCTCACCTTGGTGATGGCTATAAAGAGAGCGACAAGATGTACACCCTCAACGCAACAGAAACCCACGCAGTAAGCTACGGCATCTCTTCTTATCATAGCAATGCCATGCTGTCCGACAATCCGCACAGCGGCATCTATGAGGCAAAAACAAGCAGAACGCTTGACCTGAACGGTGGCAACCCCTCTTGCAACCAGGGTGGCATTGCTATTGTCGAGCCTACTGCGGCTTATTGGGACGGTGGGCAGGTTACTGGCACTTTGACCGCCAACAATGCGGGAGGCAATCAGCGAATGCCCGACAAGGATAACTTCAACTGCGTAATTGAAGCCGAGCAGCCTGCCATCTGTTGCACAACCGGCAGTTTCATGCAGGTGTGCGAGGAAGTGAGTCCAACACTTATGGCAAGAGACTACAAAGACCCCAACCTTGTGACGGTCAACTACATCGTCCGCCGGCTCACTCCTACCGAGTGTGCTCGACTCCAGGGCTTTGCCGACAGATGGGGCGACATCGACAAGAAGGATGACTTCACCGATGAGGAGTACCGCTTCTGGCTTGAGGTGAGAAATACCCATGCAACGGTGATCGGCGGCAAGGAAGCCAAGGAGTACACCAAGGCACAGATGCTGACTTGGTACAGTAAGCTCCACACCGACTCTGCCGAGTATAAGCTCTGGGGGAATGGAATTGCACTTCCGCCCGCCCTTTATTGTCTGCAAGGCATTCGTGAGGCTCTCGACAGCAAGAAGGAAACCGTGGTAGAGAAGCCCAAAGCGGAAGAGGAAAAGCCTATCAAAAAAGAGGCTGCCATCGCAAGGGTGAAGGTGTTCAAGAGTAAGTTGAGCAAACAGCAGTACAAGACCTTGAGCGGACAGATTAAGGCTGGCGATGCAAACGGTGCTCTGCGAGGCTTGGACAAGCTCCTGCGGCGAAGGGAGCGAGGTAAATGAACCGAAACCAGTTCACGTTCTACGACAGCTTCTATCGTGCCGTGAAACGTATCCGCAAACCTGCTGACAGGGCTATGGCGTATGATGCAATCTGCGCCTACGCCCTGACCGGCGAAGAGCCCGACATTGAGAAGATGCCCGACTCTGTAGCCATTGTGTTTGAGATGATCAAGCCAAACTTGGTGGCAAGCAGACGAAAAGCAGAGAGCGGAAAACGCGGAGGAGAAACGAAGCAAACCGCAAGCAAAGCGGAAGCAAAACCGAAGCAAGAAAAAGAACAAGAAAAAGAACAAGAACAAGTACAAGATAAAGAACAAATGTTATCCCCCAAACCCCCAAGGGCTAAATTCACCCCTCCCACGGTTGACGAGGTACAAGCCTACTGTCTTGAGCGAGGGAACGGCATTGATGCTCAATACTTCGTGGACTACTATGCCCGGCAGAAGTGGAAGTTAAGCAACGGCGTGGCTATGAGCGACTGGAAGGCTGCTGTCCGCACTTGGGAAGCCAAGAACAAGAAGCGAGCGGCACCGGCAGAGCAGCCGAAGCGCAAGAGCTGGGCTGACATTGCTGCGGAGATGGAGGTGGGCTTATGACGCTACAGGAAACGGCAACGATCATGGACATTTTGACGGCGGCATACCCGCACTTCTACGGCGGCAAGAATGCCCCGGATGCCAAGAACGTGATGAGCTTATGGGCGAGTGTGTTTGCCGACGATGATGTGCGACTGGTGGCTGCGGCTGTTAAGGCAATCATCGTGGCTGACACAAGGGAGTTCCCGCCAACCATTGCCCATGTGAAAGAGAAGATGCGTCAGCTCGTCGAGGAAAAGGGCGAGATGACAGAAGCGGAGGCGTGGACGCTTATCTCCCACGCAACACGCAATGGCATTTATGGCAGCAAGGAAGAGTTTGCCAAGCTGCCTCCGCCTTTGCAGAGGCTTGTAGGCTCCCCGGAACAGCTACGCACTTGGGCAATGATGGACAGCGACACGCTGCACAGCGTGGTGAGCTCCAACTTCCAGAGAAGCTACAAGGTAATCATGCAGCGAGAGCGAGAGAACGCGAAGCTGCCACAGGATGTGTTGAGGCTGGTGTCCGGCATTGGCGAGAAGATGATGCTGGGCAACGGCGAAGATTAAGATTTTACAGGAGGAATTTATCATGGCACTCAACAAGATCATCGTTATGGGTCGCTTGACCAAAGATCCCGAGCTGCGGCATACGCCCAACGGCTCCCCGGTGACTTCCTTCACCATCGCCTGCGACCGTGACTTCAAGGACAAGAACGGCGAGAAGGGCACCGACTTCATCGATGTTACCGTTTGGCGCAGCACGGCGGAGTTCGTTGCCAAGTATTTCGCCAAGGGTCGGCTGGCTATCGTGGAGGGTAGACTCCAGTTCCGTGATTGGAAGGACAAGGACGGCAACAACCGCCGCAATGCCGAAGTTATCGCGGAGAATGTCTACTTCGGTGACAGCAAGCCCAGCAACGACAACGGTCTGGATGCAGCAGAGAAAACCGCTGCCAAGTTCGCACCCATCAACGATGACGGTTTTCTGCCGTTTTAAGGAGCGATGAAGCGTGGGCAAAACAAGCAGAGATAAGGGCAAGCGAGGCGAGTTGGAGTGGGCTTCCCTTTGCAGGGAGCATGGCTACGACTGCAACCGCACAGCCCAGTATCGAGGCAATACCGGCGCTGCCGGGGATGTGGAGGGCTTGCCCGGCATCCACATCGAGGTAAAACGAACAGAGGCGCTGCGAGCATGGGACTACATGGAGCAGGCGATCCGCGATGCGGGGGAGGCTGGCAAAGGTCAGCTCCCCATCGTGGCATGGCGGAAGAACCACTATCCGTGGATGGTGCTGATGCGAGCCGAGGATTGGTTTAAGCTGTACAGAGACTGGGAGGCAGACAATGGACAGCAAGACGATTGACGAGGCTATGAAGCGCAAGCTGCCGGTGATGTACGACGGCAGACGGCATGAGTGCATCAGCGAGTATGTCATGTGGTACGACAGAAACGGGAAACGCCAGCTGTCTGTTGTGCTGCTGCAGGGGAACAGCGTATTCCGTGTTCCCGCTGACAAGGTAGAGCTGGCGAAGGAGTAACAATGCGATTAAGAACATCAAAGTTTCCCGGCGTGTGCTTCGAATGCCCGGACAGAACGGTCGGCTGCCACGGCATCTGCGAGAGGTATCTGACTGAAAAGAAGGAGTTTGATGCAAAGGCGGCA